AAGGGTCTGTATATGATATTGTTGTCTCAGTAGACGATTGAATTGGAGCAGATATTGATTGATTACCAGCACCATTATTTGCCACAAGAAATATATTTTGATTTCCCTCCTCTTCTGGTGCAAATGCTATTGTTTGTGAAGTATTTAAATTTATATTTGAAGATATATTGGGAGAAACTTTTTTCGCTTCTTCCAAATAACTTTTATATCTATTTCCACCATATACACTCCATGCATCGAATCCTTGCCTATCATATACCATTTTCGCCGCCTTTACGTTCGTTAAGGGATCATAAAGTTTATCAACACTATCAATCCCAAACCAACCAAATCTTTCTTGTCTATAAGGACCAGTCATATTGATTTGCCACAATCCATATGATGTCTCTCCGCTTTGCTTATATAATCCAGATTTAATTGTATCATTTCTAGGATCACCACCAGATTCTGCCATTGCAATTGCTGCCATCTTGATCGCTTGATCATCATTAAATCCTACAGATTTTGCTAACTGTATTAGTTGTGCTAAGTTATATCTTCCTGAAGATGGTAAAACTGAAGTTTGTGGTCTAGTATGTGATGTTCTAATGTTAGTATTATTATTAGTATTAGTATTATTAGTATTAGATGTGGTTTGTGTAGATTTAGTTGCCTTTACATTGCCACCCTTTACAATCAGTCCAGCGTCAACTAATCCCATAGGATCCATTGTTCCAGAAACCATAGAAGATGCAGGATCATATCCTGATGCATGATCTATGTGTAAATGTGGTGCAGTCGATAGACCAGTACTTCCACTAAAACCTACAACTTTTGCATTACCATCAGATCCCGTACCTGCACCAACTTTATCACCTTTCTTAACACTAATTGACTTCATGTGTGCGAATTTAACAAAGGTTCCATCTTCCAATTGAATTACAACAAAATTACCATAACCACCATTTTTTCCATCAGGATCTCTAGAATCTCCCATTATTCCAACATCAACAACTGTTCCGTTAGAAACTAAAGTTATTGGTGTTCCTTCAGGTAATGGGAAGTCTTCACCAGTGTGTCCCTTCTGTCCACCTTTACCATGAACTCTAGTTTTTCCTCTAGTACCCATACCACCAGGTATATACTGACCATAATCCCTATTTGCAGGATCTAATTTTTCTCCACCGGTCGATGTGTATGTTGATCCTCCTCCAGTAGATGGTTCTTCTCCAGTAGATGGTTCTTCTCCCTGGGATTCATTTTGAATTTCATCATCTCTTTGTCCAATAAGAATACTAAATGTTTCTTTCAAATCTTCTTGTATATCATTAAATGATTTTGTCAGTTCATCAGTTGCCGCTTTAACTTTTCCAGACATATCAAGAAAATCAAAATTTGAAAAATTTTCTTTATATGCTGTTAATACTCTACCAAAATCTCCAAACGCAATGAAAATTTTATTTGGCATTTCTTTCAATATTTCATGAATTTTATTAACTCTACCCATAAATTTTTCACCTAAGTCATTCATCATTGGTAGGTTGTTTATTAACCATCCAACACTAACCCAACCTATGAATCCCAAAATCCTCTCAATAAAATTTCCTCCAGCAGTTGATAAAACTTTAGATCCTGGAATCATTGATGAAGTTCTTACATTTTGTGCTTCCAATACAGATTCTCTAACTGCTCTTTCAGACTGCTCTTTTCTTCTATTTTCAAGAAGCGAAGTTCTTTTTTCTATCCTACTTCGTTCTTTTGTACCATCTCTTATAATTCTAGAAATTGATTCTATATTTTTTTTTGTCTCAGAAGACTTTTGTCTGATACTAAAAATATTTTTCGAAATATTGGTAATACTAGAATTTTGGGATAATCTTGCCATCTTACACTACATTAAAAATTTGTTTTGAATATAATGTATAAAAATTTTCAGGATTTGAGGTGTTGATATGAGGAACATCGGTGATTGATTTTTCTGGTACTGAAACTGCAGGGGAAGCAGGTCCAGATGTTCCTCCAGATGTATTCAATGGAATAATTTGTGGTGGTCGCTTATTTTTAACTGGTAAAGTTTTTGGTTCTTTTAAGGGAATCAAATTTTGAGAATCTGCAGTTATTGGAGATTCACCTGCCTTTTGCAATGCAATGTTTAGAAGAGCATCTTCTCTATCTAAAGTTGCCTTCATAGAACGATCTACATCAGTATTTTTTCTATTATTTGCATAATCAGGATTTATAATATTCGTTTGAGGTACATATTTTGGTGGTGGTTCTTCCTCAGCACTCTCTTTTGGTTCAACCTTTGATGATGTATTTAAAATATTATTCTGTGGTTCGACAGAAATTTCTGGATCTATTGGCGCAGTATCTCCAAATTTTTTTCTCTCAAAAAAGTTTAAAAAATTTCTTTCAGTTTCATTCGCAATTCGTTCAGTTTCGCTTTGAGGTTCAGCATTTGCAGGTTGAGATGACGTAGGTTCAACATTTGTAGATTGAGATGATGTAGGTTCAACATTTGTCTCAGTCTGCAATGATGTATTATTTGTATTTGCTTCTACCCCAGGTTTTGATTCATTATTCAATGCAGGTGTATTGAATTTTGTACTTTGTGGTTGAATATTTGAATTGGGTTCAGATTGAGACTGAGTATTTGATCCTGTAAGAAATTCATTAACGGCTTTCATAAAGTCATCTACAATACTCTTCCCCTTCTCATCTTCATCTATAAGACCTTTACCAAATAGATCCAAGAGTTGTTCACTTGAGAATATAACTCCAGCAACTCTTGCAAGTCTTCCGACTGGCAATATTGAAAGTACACCAAGACTTGCCTCAATCATATTATTATCTTTGGCCTCAAGTATGGATGATATTGCAGTAAGTGCTGTTCCAAAAAATCCAAATCCTTTTGGACCCTTTACACTCGGAGTCCTTCTGCTAGTGGCAGCGGCACCAGACAACAAATTTCTAACAGATTGGAATGGTTTTTTAATTAATAAATCGCCAGCAAATTTAGATAATCCAGTAATACCACTAACTATTTGTCCTAATCCACCTTTAAATAAAAGAAGGACATTGGTCGCGTTTCTAATACCATTGAGTATTGTAGACTGTATTTCATTAGCTAAATCTATATTTCCATCTGCTCTCGCACGAATCAATTGTCCATAATTATTAAGTAACCATCCACTAAACAAGAACAATAATGACTTTGCTATTCTATCAAATAAACCCGTAGTTCTTCTTGCAACAGGAGTCACAGCAGAAGTAAATGCTCTGTTTATTTTCTGCTCTACTACCTTTTCTTTTCCTTCTCTTATATTTGCTTCTGCAAGTCTTCTTTCTCTATTTTGCTTATCTGCTAATATTCTTTGCTCATTTGCAATATCATTTTGAAGTAATGTAGATACACCAACAAGTCCAGCATTTAGTGCAGCAATATCTTGTCTAACTTGAACTAACCCAGTTTGAAGACCCAACAAACTTTGCTGATTTTGTTGAGTAATTTGAAGTGTTTGTATATCCGCTTCACTTACGACTGGTTGAGACCTAATAGTTTGAACTAAAGGATTCACATTTCTAGCACTAATACTACCAGAGTTACTGATCCTTGATCTTGTAGATTGTCCTAGAATTGGTGAATTAGGTGCCATTACCGTTCTTTAGGTTTTCTTCTTCGATGTATTGCTGGAGGAGAGTTATATAAACTTCTCTCTCCCATGGTATCATATTTTCTAACTCTGTTAATGAATATTTATGATGCTGAATCAAAGCAAAATTCATTTTATAATATGATATAAGATTCTCATGCATCATGCCTAGGCGAAAAAAGAGTTTAGTCCCTCCATGACAATCTCACTATCAACACCAGTATTTGGATTAGTAACTTTTAAGACGTGTTTTAATTTTGGCATAGTCTCAAAAAATTGTTCAATTTGTTTAAATTGCTTTGAACTCAGAGATTCTACGAACTCCACTAATTCTTTTTTAGTGCAGTCCTTAGCACTCCATGCTTCCTCTTCATTGTAAACTTGCTCAATGCAAGTGCAGATGACTTTAAATGTATCATCAACTGTCACATCACCACCCGTGAAATTGTTTGTAATAAACTCATTCATAGATGGATATCTCATTCTCACACTCAAATTATCATCGAGTTGAATGTCTCTAGTGTGGTTCTCTCCCACTTCAACTTTAATATCATCTAAATTAATGCTCATAGGAACTTGAGTCTTATTATCATCTGGACATGTAATTAATACATCCACAGACTCTCCTACAGACTTTCCTCTAATATTTAAAAATAGATACTCAATATCAAAAGTCGCTAAACTATCGATTTTAATACCCCGTGTAATAATACAGTTTGATATAACATCCTTAACTGCATTTGCAATTTGTTTTGGATCTTCACTCTCTAAAGCGATAATTAAAATTTTCTCTTCTTTTACTAAAAAAGGTCTATATTTAATTTTCTTTTTTAATGAAGGAATTTCCAACTCATATGTTGGTGTAGATACTTTTGGTAAAGGCATAATAAACTGTCAGATATTTTTATTTAGTTACGCTATATCAGAGTTTGCAGCATTTATAATTGTCTGTCCTCCATTGGCATTTACCGCATCTAATCCCTTTGTATTTTTTTCGAGAGGTGGTCTATTTAAAATATTATCTTCTTGTGTTCTTTGCTGCTTCTTATTTCCTAATCCAGATTGATTATTTTCAGAAATTCCTTTGAAAAGATCAAAACTCCATGTTCTGCCAGCAATGTAGCGATCATATTCAAATGTTGCAGCAACTTTCAATACATCAGATCCAGCATAACTTACAGGAATTGATGATATTGATTGCGGAAACATTCCTCTAAATGTATATTCAATCTCTCTCTTATAATCTCTATCAAACTTAACAATTTTAGTTTCTGTGGATTTATAAGAATCTGGATATTGCATCTTGATATAGTAATCTTTTGCAAGTTTATTATTTTTATCCTGATTATCTCCACCACTAGAAATAAAGTCCATCCAATGTTCTAAAACTTTTATGGTTTCATATCTCCTATCAACATAAAATTCCATAGTAATATTATTATACATTCTTGTATGTGCAATCTTTTCACGGATTCCTTGCTGTGGTGTCAATTCGGAGGTTGCAAATGCAGAAGTAGGAAGATTTGCAGAAAAGCAAAGCAAACCAAAATCACTGACACAGTAAAAAGGGGAAACACCTTTCCAAAACAGATAGTTTACTACAGGTCCTGGAATTTGAAATTTTACTTCGTAATGGGAAGATTGTGCAAGATTTCCAAATAATCTTTTTGCAGTTTCTGGTTTTATTGGAAATGCCACTCTAAATACCTATGACTGTTCTTTTTATTATACAAGTATTTAGATGGCATACAGAGGAAAATATCAACCATCCTATCCCAAAAAATATAAAGGTGATCCTACAAATATTGTTTATAGATCATTATGGGAACGTCGATTCATGGTTTACTGTGATATAAATGAAAATGTTCTTGAATGGGGAAGTGAAGAACTAGCACTTCCATACCGTTCACCACTAGACAATAGGATCCACAGATACTTTCCAGATTTTTATATCAAAGTACGTGAAAGCAATGGACAGATTCAAAAATATATTATTGAAGTAAAACCGAAGAAACAAACTATTGAACCCAAAGTTCAGAAGAGAAAAACTAAAGGGTATATCTTTGAAGTGACTGAATGGGCAAGAAACCAAGCAAAATGGAAAGTCGCTAAAGAATTTTGTGAAGATCGTCAATGGAAGTTTAAAATTATCACAGAAGACGAACTAGGTATCAAGTAATGGCACTGACTGGATATGAAAGAAAAAGTTTAGAACAATACACTGCACCAGAACTTAGAGAAATTGCAAAGACGTATGGTGTAACATTCAAAACTGAAGCTGGAAATACCAGTTTAAATTATAGTAGATTAAACAAAACACAACTAATCTATGAGATCACATATGATGTAGATTATATTAGAGCAAATCCAAATTTAAAGTATGATGATGTTCTAAAAAATAAACAAAATAGAATAGTACCTATCAAAAGAGATCTCATTGGAATTGAATCTCCAGGTGAATTGATGTATAGAATTATGAAAGCACTTGATGATACTAAGGGGAATATTCCCGTCGCTGGAAACTATTATACATTTATATACAGAGCAATAACTCCAGGTCTTTTATTTGACTTGCATCCACTAATTAGAGGATCTGATATATTAACTGATAAATTCTTTATTGGGTACAATTATCACTGGCAACTTCGTGGTGGGCAGAGTCCTATCAGGAAATATTTACTAAGGGAAGTTCAAAGTGACATATATCAAATGAGTACTGAAGAATTTATAACCTTAAGAGGTGTTAACTATCAAAAATTTATTCAAAACAGGTCATAAATAATTATAAAGCAGATACATGACTGTAAGAACTGCAGAAGGGGATAGTAATACTTCAACTAGTACAAATGCTAATACTAGTGAGAGTACTACTACAACCAACAATCAAACAACTAACAAAAAAGCAAAAGCTCCTTCAATACTTTCTTATCCTCAGGATGGATATCAGAGAGCAGATCATGAATATATTAGATTTGATGTAGTTGAATATAAAGCTCCAGGATTTGGTGTTAGTGAAAAGGGTAATTTTAGTTTTAGTCTTCCGACGGGTAATCAATCTGCAAAAGATGGTATTGATTTAGGAACATCAAAAGTATCTTCTTATATCATTTTACCTTTACCAAAGGCAATTTCTGACGGACAAGGTGCATCTTGGGGAGATAATAGTATAAATGCGGCCGCTGCTGCTGGATATGCTGGTGGAACTGCAGCAACTCAAGGTAATATAATGTCTGCGGTTGAACAGATACTTCAAAAATTTCAAGGTGAAGTTGGTCAAAATACACAATCACTTGCTACTGGGGCCGTAGGATTGGCAATTCAAAATTTAGTTGCACAAGAAGTAGACATAAATTCTATTGTATCAAGACAGACTGGACAAATCATAAACCCAAATGTTGAACTATTATTTAATGGTGTTCAATTAAGAGGTGGATTTAATTTTTCTTTTGATCTCATGCCTAGAAGTGAGTCCGAAGCAATTCAAATTAAATTAATTATAAGAGCATTTAAGCAGAACATGATGCCCACAAAAAGTAGCGCAGGTGGTCTTTTCGTCAACAGTCCCAAAGTTTTTAGGGTATCATACATGAAGGGAACTCATTTTCATCCTTTCCTGAATAAATTTAAAATTTGTGCTCTCACAAATATGAGTGTTGATTACACTGGTTCAGGACAGTACTCGTCTTATTATGATGGTACACCAGTACACATGGTTATGAATTTGCAATTCCAAGAACTATCCCCAATATACTCTGAAGATTATGATACACTAGACGGTTTACATGGAGTCGGATACTAATGACATACTTTAGAGAACTACCTAACTTACAATATCAATCATTTCTGAGTGATAAAAATTCTTCCCACGAATATATCTTAATAAAAAATATTTTCAGAAGAGCAAAAATTAGAGATGATCTTCAAAATATAATGACAATATTTAACAAATATGAAATAAGAGATGGTGAAAGACCAGAAACAATAGCAGAAGAAGTTTATGGAAGTACTTCTTATGATTGGGTTGTAATTATAACCTCTGGAATCACAAATATAAGAGACCAATGGCCTCTATCTAGTAGAGATCTATATAGATTTTCCGAAAGAAAATATGGATCTAATATAAATGCAATTCATCACTATGAAACAACGGAAGTAAAAGATTCTAAAGGAAGATTAATATTGAATTCTGGATTAGAAGTTAATTCCAACTTTACTATCCCAAATCCATCATCACCAGAAAATACGATTAATCCTGTGATTGGTATCAGTAACTATGAATATGAAACTAAAGAAAATAATAAAAAAAGTCTAATATATCTGCTAAAAAAATCCTATTTACAATCAGCACTCAATGACATGAGAAGTGAATTGTTTTATGGAGAGTCTTCTCAATACATAGATCAAAAAACAATTAGAACTGAAAACACTTACAACACATCACCATAAAAGGTTTAAAGATTTATCAAAAACCATCACATACCTATGTTTACGGGAGCGATCTTTCCATTCTCCATCGCATCCCTTAACAAAACCTCGGGAATGCTTGGTGCCATCTGCAAAGTAGAAATCTTTCTTTGGTTCTGATAGACCGCAATACCTAAAGTTGCAAGCCCTATAAATTGTACCGTGATGATAGTCGCTATCAGCATATGAGATGATCGCTTTAACTTCTGTGTCTTTTCTAAGTCTCTTAATCGCCTTTGAAACGAACCAAGAAGTGATATTATACTCTCTCTGCTGAGTATCGGGGTGGATACAGAGTCTTGAGAGTTCGAAGAGACCGTGTTGTTCATTTCTTTCTAATCCAAAGGCACCTTTTGCAATTTCTGGTACAGGGAGTCCAGTGAAGATACAAACTCCCTGTATACCTCCAATATTTAGAGGACAAAAATCGTTCTTTTTGAATAGACCGTAATTATAACCAGATTTGAAACCTTTTGAAATATCCTTAAGATAATGAAACCGCAGAAGTAAATCTGCGGCTTCGGATTTGCTTACACGGTCTATTGTGTAATCAGTCTTCATTTTAGAAGTAAATTAACATATGCTGCAATTACAAGAAGAGTCAAGCAGATTTGATTATACTTCACTCTTCGGCAAGTCGTGCGAAGTAGGACATAGCATCATCATCCTCATCTTCGTCAGAGGAGGAAACGGTGCGAGTGGGTTTCAGAGAAGACAGTTCATCACGGAGGTCTTCGGTGAGTTCACGGGCAGAACCACGAGTGTTGTCCTCATCGTTCACTTCTTCATCAAGACGCACATTTGCTTTCGATCCAAGCACAGAATGAAGACGTGCTTTCAGTTCGTCATAGGTCTTGAACTGACTAGGATCAAGGAATTCTGCAAGAGAGTACTCTTTCTTCCAGATTGCTTCCATGGCATCATCGTCGTCCAGAAGTGCATCAGGACGTGCGAACTCAGAAGAGTCGTAGTTACGATAACCAGCAACGTTCTTTGCTTTCAGTTTGAAGTTAGCACCAC